CCCCAGCTGCTGCGCCGTTCCGATGCCCAGCCCTTCACTTTCCAAGCGGAACTGCTCGACAGCGAGGCATCGGACATCCTGATCTCGATCGACCTGACCGAAAACGTGATCGTCATCCCCCGCGCGGATGGGTCCGGCTATGACCTCGATCATCCGGCAGAGCCTGACTTCACAGATGCATTCGACGGCGAAACACCCACCTTCCTGCAAGGCTTCGCCGCGACCGAAAATGTGTTGGAATCGTCAGACCCCGATGCTGTGCTGACCCCGGCCATTCCGCCCAATGCCTGATCCCGCCACATGACCGAAGATCTGGCCGAAATCGAACGGATCGCCGGGGCACTGCTGCGCAGCCTGTCCTCAGGCCAGCGCCGCACCCTCATGCGCCGCATGGCCCGCACCTTAGGCCAGAGCCAGCGCGAGCGCATCGCGGCCCAACGCCAGCCTGACGGCGCGAAATTCGAAGCCCGCAAGGAAAAGACCCCGCCGGTGTCGGGCCGTGGCGCAACCTGTTTCCTCTACCCGGCCAGCGATGGCAGCGAACCGCGTAAGGTCATCATGAAAAGCTTTGCCTGGGGCAATGACCGCATGATGACCGGCTTCGACATCGAGGCCGGCGCCATCCGCTCCTTCGCCTTCGACAAGGTGGTGAAGTGGCTCCCGGTGCCGGAGGAATATCGCAATGCCGGTGGCAGCAGCCTGCGCCGTCGGGGCGGCCTGCGTCGCCGCGCCATGTTCCGCCGCCTCGCCAGCGCGCGCTTTCTGCGCACCGGTGCCGATGATCAGGGCTTTTGGGTCGGATTTTCCGGTAAGGTGTCGCAGATCGCGGGCGTCCACCAATATGGTCTGCGCGACAAGCCTTCCCTGCGTGCGCAGGCCGTGTCCTATCCGAGACGCGAACTGCTCGGCACAACGGCGGCCGACCGCGAGGCGCTGCTGGATCTACTCTACAGCCAGATCGCCGACGCCGCCTAGGATCATATCAAATCGTCAATCGTGATTCCCAATACGTCGGCCAGCTTGCGCAGCGTCTCAACCGATCCGTTTTTATCGCCCGTCTCGATATTCACGATCTGCACACGATTCACAGATGATGCCTGTGCGAGCGCGGTCTGGGTCAGCCCGCGATATTCGCGCCAGACCCTGAGCGGACTTTCACCGGCGATCATCCGTTGCGCCTGATCGGCGGGGATCAATTCGTCCTCACTACGGTCAAGTGCGGCCATGGCACGATCATATGCGCGCAGATCCGCCAGCTCTTCAACCGCCATTTTCAAAGACTTATATTCATCCAGCGGGATAGTGACCATGCCTCCCATCTTGATCCTCCATCAATCGTAAATACTGCCGCGAGCACCGCGAGCACCATGCCGTCGTGCATAATCGCGCGCCAGTCACCGACCCGCAGCCGAATGCCTTCTCTGCCTTTCAGGGCACCATTCTGCGTCATTCAGATCGCCTCGATTCACGCCTGCATCGGAAAATGGCTTTGAATCAATCCTGGAACGGCACGTCAGCCAATTCGGCCATGCAGCGAAAGCATCGATGATCGCTTAAAAACCCAACAAAACGACGAACTACATATTAGAAAAATATATGAGAAAATAAGTATGTCCTACAGGCCAATCCAAAGCCTATTTAACATGACACAAACAACACCCAAATCATGGAGAATAAAATGCCAGTTACCATCGATGGTAATGAGTTTATTCATGTTTACGAAAGCAATGTACCTCCAGAACCTATTTTATTTTCTGACCTTTTCCAATCAGCAACATCAAATGATGAAGTCGGCTTGGGGAAAATCATTGTCCGTGGCCTGAAATTAGGAGCATCAAATGCCGTTACAAACCGAACCCTGATACAGGCAGCGGTTGACGCAGCGGCTGTTGCGGGAGGCGCTGAAATTATTATTCCTCGGATCGGCGGAGACGGAGTTGCCATCGACCGAGTGATTTACATTCCTTATCACTATATAGGCGTTCGACTTCGAGATCATGTCTACCTGACCCGAACGACCGTCGTTGACCAAACTACAGATCCTCTCGGTATCGGAAGCTGTTTCTGGTGGCGCGGCAGTGTTGTTCCTGGCGGCATCAATGGTGCCTACCTCATCGCCGACTATCCAGTAAAAGTCTCTGGAAATGGTATTGCGATCAAAACTGCTGGCTATGTGCATGCTACGGGGAATGTGCATCACGCGGTCTTCTTCAGCAATTGCAACCGCCCTTACGTCGAGAATATCTGGGCATATGATGGTCTTGTCGGAGGTGTGACCATCGGTAGCAGTTACGACGGAACGATTATCAACTGCCGCGCCTTCGGCAGCGTATATGACAACGGAGTCATGCTGTTAGGTAACCCGACACATATCGGTCCGCTGGACACTTCCAATCCTGCGACATGGGGGTTGGGGAAAATGATCAACTGCGAAGGCCATAACTGCGCTAACCACGGGCTATCAATCTTTGGCTCTTACCGCGCGCAAATCCTCGGTGGTCGCGTTCAAAGTTGCGGCAATAACACCGGCCAAGAAATTGCCGGCCCTGCTGGTGGGCTTGGGGTCGAATGGGACCAAGTCAATGCGACCATCGACTATGGTATCATCTGCAGCGAAGTAGCGATCGACAATTGTTGGGGGTTCGCGGCGCGCTCAAATTGTGCCGGAACACAGTTTCTTGATCTAAAGATCACACGAACCAAGGTGCCAACGGCGTCAGCATATGTCACGGCGGACACCGAAGGCAATCAGGGGTCCGCCATCTTCCTGCAAGCGGGGGCCAAGAACTGCATCGTGCGTGCCGATATCGACGGCTCGTCCGGGGCGCTCGACAACGGCACAGCAACGGCCGGCACCACGGGAACGCTTTCAAACAGTGCAAAAGCGTGGACGGTCAACCAGTGGGCCGATCATCACATTCGCATCATATCGGGGACGGGGACCGGCCAGACGCGCACGATCGCGAGCAACACTGCCACCGTGCTGACGGTATCCACCAACTGGACGATAAATCCAGATGCAACATCCGTATATTCTATCTTCAAGATGACAACGAAATACGGGATCAAATTGCAGGGTGGGTCTGGCGTCTTCCCTGGCGGCAAGTTCAATGTGAACGTTCGCAATTGCCTTAAGCGCGCTATTTGGGGCGTCGCAGTTGATGAAATTACCTTAGAAAAAACATGCCTGTTTGAAAACAACGGCGACCCTACTGAGACAACGGGCTCAAGCAATGCTCCCTATGCTGTCTATATCATTAATAATGGAACATCGGCAGCTGGCACGGGCCATCTTCTTGTGGATGGAGAATTCCGTAACAATTTGGGCGGTTGCGTGCACACTTCCAATGTAGGCGTTGTCACTCATGCGTCGCCGCGTGGCCATAATAACGGTCAAGCCTGGGCAACCGCCTATCACATGTTCAACCACTCAACCCCGCAGCTTATGCGTTATGGCGAAAGTACGATCCATACAGATACAAACGCCAAGTGCGCTCGCATTTTGCTCGTTACGGGTGGCGTCAAGGCTGTTGGTGATCCAACCACGATTCTGGGCGATCAAACGTCCACCAACGCCAAGGCCGATGTATCGGCGACAACACGCATCGGTAAGGCCACCGACAATATCCAGAATATTACATTCACTGTAAATCTCACGCCAAACACCGACCAAGGTTCCGTGTCTCTTGGGACGATGACGGGCAATACCTCCGTCAATGCCCCAACGGGTACGCCGCGACAGGGTGACGACGTGTCATTCTACTTCACGCAGGATGCAACCGGTACACGCGTGATAACCTGGAACGCGGCATGGAAAGGCGCAACATTAACCTCCGCAGGCGCTGCAGGCCAACGCGCTCTCGTGACATTCCGCTATGATGGCAGTGGATGGCGAGAATTCCGAAACAGCGGCTGGGGGTAACGAATAAGGATTGGTCCCCTCAAAGGTACATTTGGGGGGACCAATTACAGTTGGTCAGATCTTCCACTCTGCACTCGAATGACAATCAGCTTTCAGGGATTGTTGGATATTGGAAAGCCGCACATCGCCCCGGTCACTCGGGAGCGTTATGGGCGGATGGCATGAACCTGTCGTATGCGCGGATCGGGTGCGAAAGGACTGCATGCTGAAATCGGCATTTGGATAGCCGCCTGTCCAAATACAGGGGCATAGCGCACCCCCACCGCCTGCCGCGACATGGCGGCCATGGCCGAAACCACCTTCACCGCTGTTGATCTGTCGCGCCTTCCCGCGCCCGACATCATCGAGCCGCTGGATTATGAGACGCTGCTTTCCACCGCCGTCGGGCGGATGCAGCAACTCATGCCCGCGTTCGAAAACCGCGACAGCGACCCGGCCACCAAGCTGCTGCAGACCTTCGCCTACCTGGCACAGATGCTGCGGCAGCGCGTCAATGACGGCGCCCGCGCGGTCATGCCCGCCTATGCCACGGGCGCGGATCTCGACAATATTGCCGCCCGCCTCCGCGTCACGCGGCAGGTCATCACTCCCGCCGATGATCTTCTTGGCATCCCGGCGGTGCTGGAAAGCGATGCCGATTTTCGCAATCGGTTGGTGCTGGCACCGGAAGGCTATTCCGTCGCCGGGCCGGAAGGCGCCTATATTTTTCACGCGCTCTCGGCTGACCCTGACGTTCTGGATGCCAGCGCCACCAGCCCCGCGCCGGGGCAGGTTCTGGTCTGCATCCTCTCGCGCACCGGATCGGGCGAAGCGCCGCTCGATCTGATCTCCACCGTTGAAAATTACGTGTCCAGCGAGACGCGACGCCCGATGACGGACCTCGTCACGGTCCAGTCTGCCGCGATCGTGGAATATATCGTCGATGCGACGATCAAGACGTTCAGCGGCCCAGACAGCGGTCTTGTGCTGGCCACCGCCCGCGCAAGGCTGGATGACTATATCGCGTCTTGCCATCGCCTTGGGCGCGACGTCACCCGGTCTGGCATCCTTGCCGCCCTGCATGTCGGCGGCGTTCAGAATGTCGTCCTTGCCTCGCCCGCGACGGACATCGTCATCTCGCGCGAACAGGCGTCGTGGTGCACCGGGATCAGCATCGGCTTCGCAGGCACGGACGAATGACCTATCCGTCCATCCTGCCGCCCGGCTCCACTCCGCTGGAACTCTCGCTCGAACAGGTCGTCGCGCTCCTGCTCGATATCCCGGTGCCGATCCCTGACACATGGTCGCCTGATGATTGCCCGGTCGCGCTGCTGCCATGGCTCGCATGGGCGCTCAGCGTGGACGAATGGGACAGCAACTGGTCGGAAACCCAGAAGCGGAACGCCGTAAAAACCAGCCTGTCCGTTCATATGCGCAAGGGCACGATCGGTGCGGTGCGGGAAGCCATGGCCGCGCTCTCCTTCACCGCGCGCGTGCAGGAATGGTTCAATCAGGTGCCGCCCGGCGATCCGCATACCTTCCGCCTGCTGCTGGAGGCCGATCAGGTCGGCATCAGTCAGGCCGGCTTTGGAGCGCTGCTTGGCGTCATCGAGCGCACCAAGAATCTGCGCTCCCACCTTACCGCTGTCGAAGTCACCGTGCGCAGCACCGCCGGTCCGTGTCTGGTCGCGGCTGCCGGCATCGGCAGCGACATCGGCCTGACCGGATACGTCCAACCGATGATGGTCCTGAACGAAAGCACATTCTCGATTTTCGACCTGCCGGCGGCCGAAACCGTCGCGACGATTCTTGTCCTGAACGCCGCCACAATCTGCATCTGAAAATAGGGCTAAACGATGGAGTTGAAGACATATTTTGCGCAGGATGGGAATGGCAACATCATTCCCGCCCCCCAGGCATATCTCTATCTCGCTGGCACGATGACGCTGGCGACCGGGCTGAAGAATGCTGCGGGGCAGGCGCTGCCAAATCCCTTTACCGGCAACGCGCAGGGCATGGTGCAGCTGAGCGCGCCCAATGGCGATTACGATCTGCGCGTCACTGGCGCAGGCCGGGATTACACGATGCG